TGGTGTAGATCACATTGTTTACAAAGGTAAACCTTATGTGTTAGAAATAAACGGAAGTCCAGGTTCAGGTGCTGATTACGAAGGTTATCAGTACAAAGATTATTATTCTGATCCAGAACCATCAGGTAGAATAGACGGCGAAACTATGATGTCTTATGTAATTGATTGGGTAAAAGATAGAACTCATTGGGATAGACAATCACTTATAGAATGTGGTTGGTTAGAAACTATGGATGTAGATGAGATAGGAAAAGTTAGAGTTAAGTTTGATACAGGTAACGGTTCTGAAGCGTGTGCTTTACACGCAGACGAAATTATAGAATCAAAAGGTAAAATTGTAAAATGGAAATATGATGGTAAAATTTATACTAAACCTAAATTTGGTACAAGTAAAGTATTCAGATCAAATGCAACTAACGAACCATCTGAAATAAGACCTACTGTAAAAATGGCACTTACATTTAATGGATTTACATATCCAGATATAGAAGTTGGACTAGATAGTAGACCTAGATCAGGTTCAGACCTATTAGTCAATAGAGATTTAATGCGACAGATGAATGTTGCTGTCAATCCTAATAGAACTTTTGTCCTAAGCAAACGATTAAGACCTATTGAAAAAGAAGGAAAACAAGATAAAGTTGGATTTGAAAAAAAGTAGCTTGACAAAAGCAACAAAGTGTGATATAACTATATTATAACAATAAGGAGAAATATAATGCAAGAAGTGAAAATATTAAGACTCTCTACTGGCGAAGATGTAATCGCTAAGGTAGGTGAGAACGATCAAGGAGTTAGTCTAAAAAATCCTTTCGTAATAATACCTCAACAATCAGCACCAGGACAACCAATATCTTTAATGATGTCTTTATACAATGCGTTTGGCAAAAGTGATACTGTTACAATTAGCAAAGATAAAATTGTTTTTCAAACTGATCCTAAAGAGGAAATATTAAAATCTTACGAACAAAATACAAGTAAGATATTAACACCTAAATCAAGTTTAATTACAGAAACAAGTATACCATCATTGAAGTGATAACAGTTTACTTTATACGGACTAACAACGAGAAAGTCTGTGTTGAAGTACCTGAAGGAACTACTTTAATGCAAGCAGCTCGTGAAGCAAAGTTAAGGGAGATACCTGCCGATTGTGGTGGTAACTGTGCTTGTGCTACTTGTCATATTCATTTAACAAATGCTTGGTCGCATTTACTACCTATTAAACAGAATGGGTTAGAACAATCATTATTAGAATATGAAAAAGGTTATATTGAAGGTGTTAGTAGATTAAGTTGTCAAATAAAACTAACAAAAGAATTAAATAATTTAACGGTGAGATTAAGAGATAATGAACTTTTATAAATCAGTAATAGAACATCACGGTAAACTTCTTGTTAGAGGTATACACAATGGACAAGAATTTAAAGAGAGGATTGATTATAGTCCTACTCTTTATGCAATCTCACAACAAGATACAGAATTTAAAACACTAACAGGACAATCATTAAAACCAATTCAATTTGGTAGTATTAAAAAAGCAAGAGATTTTAAAAGAAATTATAATACAGAAAATGCACCTATCTTTGGTATGGATCGTTATCAGTATCAATATATTGCTGACAATTATCCTGAAGATAATATAGAATGGTCAAAAGATCATATAAAAATATTTACACTTGATATAGAGTGTACTGCTGAAAATGGTTTTCCTGATATACAAAATCCAGTAGAAGAACTATTAGCAATCACGGTTAAGAATCAATCTAACAAACAGATTATAACTTGGGGTACAGGTGATTTCAAAACTGATAGAACAGATGTAACTTATATAAAATGTAGAAACGAAAAGTCTTTGATTATGGAGTTTATGAAATTCTGGATGAAAAACTATCCAGATGTAATCACAGGTTGGAATACAAAGTTTTTTGATTTACCTTATCTATGTAATAGAATTAAATTACTTACAGATGAAAAAGTTGTAAGAAGATTATCGCCTTGGAATCTAGTAGGTACGGAAGAGATAGTTGTAAGAGGTAGATCGCAATTACATTATACTTTATATGGTATTGCAATGTTAGATTACCTTGATTTATATAAAAAGTTTATACCTGTTAGACAAGAAAGTTATAAGTTAGATCATATCGGTAGAGTAGAATTAGGTTTACCAAAAGACCCTAACCCATATGATACATTTAGAGAATGGTATACAAAAGACTATCAATCATTTATTGATTACAATATTAAAGATGTTGAGATTGTTGACCAACTAGAAGACAAATTAAAACTAATTGAATTAATCTTAAATATGTCCTATGAGGCAAAGATTAATTATCAGGATGTATTTTCACAAGTTAGATTTTGGGATACATTAATCTATAACTTCTTGCGTAAAGATAACATTGTTATTCCACCAAAAGAAGATAATATAAAAGATGAAAAGTATCCTGGTGCATATGTAAAAGACCCATTGGTCGGTATGCACGACTGGATTGTTTCGTTTGACATCAACTCACTATACCCACATTTGATTATGCAGTATAATATTTCTCCAGAAAAAATTATTGGTATGAAATCAAATGGGATTACGGTGAACAAGATGTTGAATGAATCAACGCCTCTAACATATCTTAAAACTGAAGGTGCAACGATAACACCCAATGGCGCATTATTCAAAACTGATAGTGAAGGTTTTTTACCTAAAATATTAGGCAAGATGTATAATGATCGTGTATATTATAAGAAAAAAATGTTAGAGGCGAAAAAAGAATACAACAAAACAAAAGATCCTAAACTACAAAATGAAATATCTCGTTGTCATAATATACAATGGGCGAAGAAGATTGCTTTAAATAGTGCTTACGGTGCCATCGGTAATCAATACTTTAGATATTATGATGTAAGACAGGCAATGGCGATTACACTTGCAGGTCAATTTGTTATTCGTTTCATAGAGAAGAATGTAAATGAATATATGAATAAGATATTAAAGACACACGACAAGATAGATTATATTGTGGCGTCTGATACAGATTCAATTTATCTTACAATGAATAAACTTGTTGAACAAGTATGTAAAGATAAAACAAAAGATCAAACATTAAAGTTTATAAACAAAGTTGTTGAAAGTAGAATAGAACCTTTCCTAGATAAGTGTTTCAAACAATTAGCAGAATATACTAACGCATTTGAAAACAAAATGGTTATGAAACGAGAAGTTATTGCTGACAAAGGTATATGGACTGCTAAAAAAAGATATATGTTAAATGTATTAGATGAAGAAGGTATTACATTTGACGAACCTAAACTAAAGATTATGGGTATTGAGGCAGTTAAATCATCAACACCTGAATATTGTAGAGGTAAAATTAAAGAGGCAATTAAAATTATAATGTCTAAACAAGAAAGTGATCTACATAAATTTGTCAAAGAAACTAAAGAACAATTTTTTGAACTACCTGCTGAGGCAGTATCGTTTCCTAGAAGTTGTAATAATATGAAAAAATATCATAGTAGTTCCAGTGTGTTTATTAAAGGCACACCTATTCACGTTAAAGGTGCATTGATATATAATCAACAAATAAAAGAGTTTGGATTAGAAAAGAAATATCCTTTAATACAAGAAGGTGATAAGATTAAGTTTGTTAAATTACTAGAGGCAAATCCATTTAAGTTTGATGTAATTAGTTATGTAACTGAATTACCTAAAGAGTTTAAACTAAAAGAATATGTTGATTACGAGTTACAATTTCAAAAAACATTGCTTGATCCTATTACATTTATTTTACAACCTATTGGGTGGACAACTGAACCAAAGGCAAGTTTAGAGGCATTTTTTTAATGATAGAATTAAGAGTAGTAAATGATGATAACGCAAAAGAATATGTTAAAGAAACTATACAAAAGTTTCATAGTTATGTACCATCAACTCAATCTGTTGGTAGAAGAATTGATTGGATTGTTTTTAATGAAGGGAAACCAGTAGGTATGATTGGTATAGGGTCATCTGTATATCCACCACCAAAAGATATACTAAATTATGTTAATATGAAGAAAGAAGAATATAAAAATAACTTCAATACATTTGCAAACAACTGGCGTTTTTGTATGAGAGAAAAGATTAAGAACGCAGGTACACAAATACTAAAAGAATTAAGAAGACAAGCACCACTACATTGGAA